ATAATGATATTAATTTCAGTTTCACAGTACAAACAGAATTAATTTGGCCTATTGAATTTATAGATAGACCTTGGATTATTGGGAGAGGGGAAGTTGTTAAGGTTTTTATTGACCCAAAGTTAACCAATGAAATTAGTTCAGTAACGGTAATGGGAGTTGAAGCAACCTTAATGTCTTATGACATAGGATTATGGAGAGCAGAAAATGTTGGTAATAATATTAAATTAGAAGACCTTCAAGGTAATATAGTGATAACTTATAAGTAAAAATACAGAAAAGAGACTTCAGATCAGATTATATGAAGTCTCTTTTCATCAAAAATAAATGAAGTAGTAAAGTAATAAATAAATATATTTGACATTAGATTAATAATAGATAAAGCATATCAATTTGTTTGGTGTGCTTTATTTGTGTTATTAATCATTAATTTAATAACTAAAATTTTACTAGCAAGAGTGATGGATTAATTACCCATCATTACAGGGTGCTCTCCCCTATCTTGCTAGTATTAAATTTGCCCAAAAATGAGAGCCAATAAAAGAAAGAGAGATGATTTATTAATGGGAAATGTTGAATTTAAAGAAGAGATTGTTAAAGAAGTAGAAATTTTAGATCCTTATGGTTTTATTTACATTACTACGAATATGATTAATGGAAAAAAATACATAGGACAATCAACATTCAATAAAAATAAAAAGTGGAAGGTTTATTTGGGAAGTGGAAAAATTCTTGCTCAAGCTATAAATAAATATGGTAAGGAAAATTTCAATAAAGAAATCGTTGCTATTACATATTCTCAAGAAGACTCTAATAAATTAGAAATAGAATTTATTGAAAATCATAATGCTGTTCAAAGTCATGACTATTATAATATTGCATTAGGGGGATATAGTGGATCTACAGGTCTAGTTTGTTCTGAAGAAACAAGGATAAAAAGAAGTGTTGCATTAATTGGTAGACCTCGTTCTAAGGAAACAAAACAAAAAATTAGTAAAACAGAAAAAGGGAAAATAGTTTCCAATGAAACAAAAAGAAAACTTTCTGAATCTCATAAAGGTAAAAAACATTCTGTAGAAGCAAAACAAAAAATTAGTATAGTAACCAAAGGAGAGAATAATCCTAATTTCGGTAATATAAAAATAAAATTTACCAAAGAGGAGTTGAGTGAAATTCGAGATAAATATTCTTCTGGCAATTATCGTCAGTATGAATTAGCAGAAGAATATTTGATTGATCAATCAGAAATTTCTAGGATTATAAATTTTAGAGGTAGATATAAAAAATAAATAACTAGCATAAGTTTATAATACATAAATAATTTATTTGACAATTGTTTATTAAGTATGATATAATAATTCATAAGGTTGATTGAATTTTCTCCTATACATATGCTTTATGCTTTGGATTTTGTTAGGGCATGTGAGTTTATGATTATGGTATAATATATAGGAGAAGGGATTGATGGTTGTGGATAAAGTAGTTAAAAATAGATTAGGAGAAATATTAGGAGAAAGAGGAATATCTCAAACTTGGGTATCTAAAAAGACAGAAGTTACAAGACAAACAATATCTAATTTAATTAATCATAGATTTTGTCCAAGTTTAGAATTAGCTTTTAAAATATGTGATGCTTTAGGTTTAGAATTAACTGACGTATTTTATTACGAATAATATTAGTTAAAATATTTTCATATATTGTATTGACATAGTATACATTCTCGTAGTATACTCTATTTGTAGGGAATAAAAACAAGTCCCTAACATTATTAGAGTAAAGGGGATAAGATTTATGAAAAATACTAAACAAACTTCTAAATCCAAACTATCCTTCAATGACACAATGGAATTAAATATTCTCGAAACCTTAGAAGTTAGAACATCTCATTTATGTAATGAACTAAGACTCAATACAGACATCCACATTTCTTGGGCAGATTTATGTAAAATTATTTCTCCTTCTAATCCAATTAAAATTGCTGATAAAATTCATGCTTATTATAATGGTTTAGAAATTATGAATGATGAAGTTTATCATAAGATTTATGACTCCATTTATGACATTGGTAAGAATGATGATAAATTCTATCATTGTGATGTTTTATGGATTAGTAGTATTTCTCAGATTATCTATGAGAATTTTAAGGATCAATGGGAAGTTGTAGTAAAAATTATGAAAGAAATACATAGTATGTATGGGAGTTTTGATTTAGACTTTATATTTAGCGAAGCAATTCTAACTATGAGAGAAAGATGTTTAATTGGTGATGAATTGTTTACTTGTGTTTATGAGTATAAAAAGTGCAATGGATGTGTTGAGAAAGAGATTGATAAAAGTTATGAGGATTATTATGAATATGAAGAGGAAAATTATAGGTGTGATTATGGTGGTGATGATTTAGAATTGGGAAATAGGATTTTGCATTAGTAAGATTGTGATTATTGTGGTTTGATTGTTTTACAGAGGATAAAAGTTGAGAGTAATTAACTCAATGGGCAAACTCCACCCTCCTCTGTATTTATATATTTTTATGGTTTAGGTGGAGTAAATAAAAATTGGAGGATGAAAGAGATATGAGTAAGAAATATACATATGAAGAAGTTAAGAAATTTGTTAATGATTTAGGATATGAATTAATTGGTGAATACAGAAATAGTCATGAAAAAATAATCTTAAAAGATGTATTTGGTTATTATTATTCAATTAATTTAAATAATCTAAAAAACAATAAAATTCCTAGTAAATTCGGAATTGATAATCCGTATATAATTATAAATTTAAAATTGCTGTTAATTTTAAATTTTAATGAATTTTATTTAGTTGAAGATAATGATTATTCTGGAGTTAAAAGCAAAATAATTTTAAAAGACAAATTTGGTTACTTTTATAGTGTTTCAGTGGATAGTTTACAACAAAATAAATATCCATTAAGATTCCACCCATCAAATCCTTTTAGTATTCAGAATATCAAATTATGGCTTAATTTAAATAATAAATCATTTAAATTAGTAAGTGCTCAGTATAAAGGAAATGATAAGCTTTTGATTTTTATAGATAAAAATAGGTATTACTATAATTGTCGTTTTGCAGACATGCAAAGAGGCAAGGTTCCAGACAGATTTAATAAAAGCAATGTATTTACGATAGACAATATAAAACTTTGGTGTAAATTAACAAATAAAGATTTTGAATTATTAAGCAATAAATTTTTAGGGAGTGGCGATTATTTAAAATGGAAATGTTTAAAATGCAATGATGAATTTGATAAAATTTGGGAAAATATTAAAGAAAATAGAGGTTGTCCAGCATGCAACAAATCTAAAGGGGAAAAGGAATGTAAAAGGGTTTTTCTTTCTAAGGGTTTTATTGAAATTACTCAAGAAGATTATAATAAACTATTAGATATTGATAAAAATCTTAATATATATATTATCTGTCAGAAAACTTTTGAAGGTTTATTAGGGATTAGAAATGGTTTATTATCATATGATTTCTTTATACCTAAATATAACTTGCTTATTGAATACCAAGGAGAATTTCATGATGGTAATGGAAATTATTATATGAAGAAAAATCTTAAGAAGCAAAAAGAACATGACAGACGTAAGAGAGAATATAGTGAAAATAATAACATTAACTTATCAGAAATTTGGTATTGGGATTATGATAATATAGAAAATATTTTAGATAAGATTTTAGACAAAGAAGAGTTTGCGGGTTAGATAAAAATCAATTCTATAAATCAAGAGATGATATTATCTTTATAGATTTATATCCTGATGACTTAAAGAATAATTGTGAAGGAGTGAAAGATAAATTAAGTAAAGTGTTGTCAGAATTAGAAGAGAAGCATAGTTTTTAATACAATTTCAAGTTTTTGTTGTATATGACCTCCTATTATCATATAATGAATATAACTTTAATAATTTAATAATAGGAGGTCAAAAAACAATATGAAAAAACAAATTACTATTTTATTAATCATTACAATGCTAACTATAGGACTAAGTGGTTGCTCAAATAACAAACAAGTTTCTTTTTCTTCTATAAATCTCAAACAAGAATTTATTAAAGAATTTACTTCATCGTTTACTGGTAGTGCAAACGATATCACAAAGTTTTCAGCAAACTTATATAATCAAGCAATGGCAGATAAGATTCCTGATAGAGAAACGTTTGAGTATAAGTACGACAATTTTTCTAAAATAAAAGCATCAAATGATAATGAAATAGATTTTAAACTTTATATCAATAGTTTTGCGAGAAATTATAAAGTATTGTCAGCAAATGAATTTACTTTAAAAAATGCAAAAACATTACTAGATGATGGCGTATTAAGTAAAGATGATTATAATCAAGACATAGAAAAATCTAAAGTAGTTAAGGATAAATATCTACAGGAAATTAAGTCAGATATAGAAAGTATCTTAAAATATTACGAATAATAAGAAGGATGTGTAATTATGCAAGAAGCAAGTGTATTAACAATTGAAACTATTAGAGAAAATGATTATAATATTGAGAAATTGGATTTAACCATTAAAAATTATCTAACACTAACAGAGAAAAAAATATTAATTGAAAAGATATTAGATATTTGTATTATTGAAGGAGATATTAAGAAAATTGATTTTACTTTAAAAGAATTTGCGTATG